ATCTGTTCGGAAATACATTGAAAAATATGGTTGGAATAATATTAAACACGAAATAATAAAAGAAAATATAACGCAAGACGAAGCGACTAAAATTGAAATAAAATTGATAGATGAATATAAAAGTAATCAAAAAGAGTATGGTTATAATAATTCAATAGGTGGTGAAAAAAGTTCACTTGGTTTTCATCATAGTAAACAATCGAAAGAAAAGATAAGCAAAAATAATGCAAGATATTGGAAAGATAAAAAATTAAGTGATGAAACAAAAAGAAAATTAAGTGAAAGTAAAAAAGGGAAACATATTGGAATGAATAATGCTTTTTATGGAAAACATCATACAGAAGAAGCAAAAGAAAAAAATAGAATAGCACATATTGGTAAAATTGCTTGGAACAAAAACACAAAAGGCATTATGAAAGCAAATAAAACATCATTTAAAAAAGGACAAGCGTCCGTAAATAGAAAAAAGGTAATATGTATAGAAACAAATGTTGTTTATGATAGCATATTAGAAGCGTCAAGACAATTAAATATAAGTCAAATGGGAATAATAAATGTATGCAAAGATAGACAAGAAAATGTAAAAAATTTACATTGGAAATATTTACTGGATTAATAGGAGGTTGAATAGATGAAACTAGAAGATTTTTTAACACAAACATATGGATATAAACAAGACATAAAGAATGACATAAAAAGTTATGTTGAACAATGGAAAAGTTGGTATAAAGGAAATGTAAGAAATTTCCATAATTATTTTGTTTATAATGGTAAGAAAAAGAACAAAGAAATAAGATACTCTATGAATATGGCAAAACAAATAAGTGAAGATTGGAGCGATATTCTATGGAGCGAAAAGTGTGAAATATCACTTAATAACAAAGAAAATCAAGACGCATTTGATGACTTGATTGACAAGTTAGACTTATATTCAATCATTAATCAAACAATCGAAAAGAGTGGTGCATTAGGAACAAGTGCAACCGTTGTTAGTGTATATGACATTATAACGAATGAAGAAAAATCATATCTTGATGTTAGTAAAGCAAAAACACGTGTTGATATAGTTGATTTTGATAACATCTATCCATTAAGTTGGAATAATAAAGAGATAACAGAATGTGCATTTGGAAGCGTTGAATATAAGAACGGACAAAAGTATGTAGTGTTGAGTGTTCACAAACAAGATGAAAAGACAGAAAATTATAAAATAATAAATCACTTATTTCAAGAAACTAATGGAGCATTGACAGAAGTAACAACAAATGAAACTTTAAAAGAGTTTGATACGAAGTCAAATATTAAATGGTTTAGTATATTCAAGCCATTACTAACAAACAACTTATTTGACAATAGTCCATTTGGTATAAGTCATTATGCGAACGCAATAGATAACTTAAAGAGTGTTGATTTATGTTTTGATGAAATAAGACACGAAATAAAAGATGGACGTAGACGTATTTTTGCAAGAGCAGATATGTTCAACTATGATGATGGACAACAACGTCTTGTATTTGACCCTAACGATACATTGATTTATCAATTACCAACGGGAGCAACAAAAGACGATTTAATTCAAAGTGAAAGCGACCAATTAAGAACACAACAACAAATAGCAACATTAAATACTTGTTTAAATATGCTAGGCAATATGGTTGGCTTTGGCGAAAATCATTATCATTTTGATGGAACTAATTTATCAACGGCAACCGCAGTTGTATCAAGTAATAGTAAATTATTTAGACGTAAGAAGAAACTTGAAATAGGTTACGAAAGTGCTATTTATGATTTAGTAAATGCAATTTGTTACGCTTCAAGCAAGTTTGGACAATATAACATAAATACAGAAGATATGGTAATTCAATTTGACGATAGTATAATTGAAGATAAGCAAGCAGAAAGTATGAGAGCATTAAGCGAAATAAGTGCAGGTGTATTAAGTAAACAAGAATATCGTGAAAAGATATTTGGAGAAAGTCCAGAGATAGCAAAACAAAAGATAGAAGAAATTGAACAACAAGAGCCAAGCATTGATGAAATGTTTAATCAAGATGAAGAAAACGAAGAAAAAGATAAAGAGGAAGAACAAAAAGAAAATGAGGGAAATAACGAAGTTGATGATAAAGAGGTACGCTTTAAAAAGTCTTAAATATGACTTTATGGCTTATCCTTTTAATGATGAAAAACAATTATCATTTCATCATCTTATTATTCCTAAAAGATTAAGTGAAAAAGCAGGAATTGGTGATGGTTATGTAATGTGGAATGGTGCTATTTTAGTACAAAATACATCACATAACTATCTCCATATGATAGAACAATACGATAGAGATATGTTTTTAGCAATAACACGTGAAATGATAGAAGAAAATAAAAAAGGCTATTTGGATATTGAAAATTTAAAACGTATTGATGACATATTAAAACAATTTGAAAAAGAATATTGTAATGTAAGAACACGTAAAGGCACATACATCATAAAAGAAGAATACACAAAAAGACTTGTTAAGAGGTGATATCGTGTTAAATGATGACGTAATAGAAAAAGTAAATGGAAGACTATTGAAGCGAATTGAAGAATGTAACGAATATGTCTTGGAGCAAATAGGTAAAACATTAAAAAAGATTAACACGTTAAAGCCAAAAGATATTAATAGAATAGCGAATATCTTAAAATATGGTGGCGATTACGAAAAGATAGTAAACAAATTAAGACAAGTAACGAAGTTAAATAAGCGTGATATATATAAGATTTTTGAAGAAGTTGCGAAACACGATTATAATTTTGCGAAGCGATTTTATGAATATCGAAATATGAAATTTATACCTTACGAACAAAATGCAGAATTAAAAAGTCTAGTAAATTCAATAGCAAGAATGACGGCTAATGAATACATAAACATATCAAGAACACAATCTATTGGACTTGGCTATGTTGATAAAAACAAGAACATAGTGTTTAAAGGGCTAAAAGACGCTTATAGACAAATAATTGATGACGCTATACTAAATGTATCAATGGGACAAGAAACGATTAATGACGTGCTTAAAAGAAGTCTTAAACAATTTGATAGAGGGCTTAAAGTAATATATCCAACAACTTACATTGGAAAAGATGGAAGAGTACATCATTATACAAGACGTCTTGATAGTGCATTAAGACAACAGATGAATGATGGTTTAAGAACACTACACAACGAATTACAACAAGAGATAGGACAACAATTTGATAGTGATGGCGTTGAAATAACGGTACATAGTTATCCTGCAATCGACCACAAAGAAGTACAAGGACGACAATTTAGTAATGAAGAATATCGAAAATTACAAACAACTGGACTAGCAACTGATTACAAGAAAAAGAAAATCAACTTACACGTGTTACAAAAGAGTGGTTTACGTGCAAGAAGTTTTAGACCAATAAGTCAATATAATTGTTATCATTACACGTTTGCAATTATTCTTGGAGTAAACGAGCCACAATATACAGATGAACAATTACAAAAGTTCATTGATGATAATAACGAAGGCTTTATGTATAACAATAGACACTATACAATGTATGAGGGTACGCAATTACAACGACAAATAGAAACGGCTATACGTGATAATAAGAACTATCAAATACTAGCAAGAGAAAGCGACAATAAAGAGATGATTCAAGAAGCGCAACATAACATATCAATTTTAAAACGTAGATACAAAGAGTTATGTAACGCAAGTGG